CTTCCGAGCCTCCGGGATCGAAGCCACCGGCGAAGGGACGCGGGATCTCTTCGCCACGGCCATCACCGGCGAAGGGACGCGGGATCTCTTCGCCACGGCCATCACCGGCGAGGAACCGGGCGTGGGCGTCGAGCTTCAGTTGCGCCTCGAGGCTGCCCTTCGCCGCACCGGCAATGCCCTCGGACAGGTCGATTGAGCGCTTCGTCTCGTCGTTGGTCTTGGCCAGCGCACGCTGGTACTGTTCCTCGGAAATGGCACCGGCGTCGCGCAGCTCCGTTGCACGGGCGATCGCGGCCGCTTTCTTTTCCTCGTCGGTCAGCAGCGACTCGGCAAGCTGCTTGCCCTCGTCGATCATCTTCTGCTGGTCGGTGCGGGCCTTGGCCTCGGCACGCAGTGCGGCGACGGCCGCCGATTGTTCTACTGTGGCACCGGCTTGGGCCAGCTTGTAGTCCTCGATCTGATCCGCCGTCATGCCCGTGGTCGCGATCTGGAACTGCAGTGCCGCCGTGGTCTGGGCAATCGAGTCGGCCAGTTTCTTTTCGTCGTCAGCTTGCTCGCGTCTGATTGCTAGCAATGCCTGTGTCGCGGCGATCGCGGCGACGTCCTCGGCTGCCGCGCCCTGCTGTTGGAGCTTGTAGCGCGCGATCTCGTCGGCGGTCATGCCGACCGTGTCGAGCTGCTCATTGAGTGACGCGGCCAACGCATCGACGGCCGCGCCGGCTTGGGCTTGCTTCAGTTGTTCTTGCTGTTCGCGGATCTTGGCAATCGATTGGGCGTAGTCTTCCGCGCCGGCTGCCGCGGCACGTTGCTCGAGTCGCCATACCGCGATCGCCTCGGCACTCATTCCGGCGGTGGCAATCTGTTCGCGGAGCGTGTCGGATTGCTTCTGGATGTCGGCACTCAGCGAGGCCGCGGCCTGGGCCGCTTCGGCTTGCCCATCGACGCCGATCGAGACGCCTGTCCCGCTGGCCGCGTCACGCGAGGCGGCGGCGATCTCTTCGCGGATCTCGCGGGCACGGGCTTGGATCGCACCCCTGGTGCCGTCGGCAATGCGCTGCGTGGCCTCGGCCGTGGCCTTGGTCGCCGATTGCGTCAGGGACGCGGCCATGACTTGCAGGTCTTCGTTCACGCCGCGGAACGGATTGATCGCCGCCTCGGCTCGATCGATCGCCGCGAGTGTACCGACCACCGTAGCCTCGGCCTGGACAGCGGCGGCTTGCAAGAGCTGAAACACGCCCACCCATCGATTCGTTTCGTCGGCCGCCCAGGCAATCACCGGTGGGATCGTCTCGAGGGCGAATCGCATGGTGTCGCCCAACTCCGCGCCGGGCTTGAGCGCCTCGATCACAGTCTCGGCGACCGCCTTCAGGGTCGGTGCCAGATCGGCTGCCAGGTTCTGGACGATGCCGTCGATCACCAGCGTCGTCTCGCCAAACGTGTCGTTCATCGCCTCGATGCCGGCCAGGTCCGCACCGGTCAATGGATCTCGAAGTGAGTCAAGTCTCTCGCGATAGCCGTCAAGTCCGCCACTGCCCTTGCCCAACATTTCGAGCATGGCCAGACCCCGCTCTTCGAACAGCTTCGACGCGACAAACGCTCGTTCTGCGGGCGATTCGATGCGCGCGAAGCCGTCGGCGATGCGTGAGAAGGCTTGATCGACAGGCAAGTCGATCAGTGCTTTCACGTCGAGGTTCATGCGTTGGAACGCGACTTGCGCTTCGCCGGTGCCGGCGGCGGTCTCGCCTAGTTTCTTCTGCAGGGCAGTCAGCACGGCGTCCATTTCGGGAGCTTCCATGCCTGCCATTTGAGCTCCGGCCAGCCGGATCGATTCCAGCGAGCCGGCGTCGACTCCCAAGTTGCGCGACTTCTTGGCCAGTTCGTCGAGAACGCCGAACTGTTCCTTGACCGCGTCGGTCAACCAGCGAGCCGCGGCCATCGCGAGGCGCATCTGCACGGCGATCGCGGCCAGTCCGACACCGGCGGCGATCGCGGCCGGGTGAATGCCCATGACCTTCGAGCTAAGTTGGCCCACGACTGGGACGTTGGCCAGCGTCTCTTTCCGGTGCTTGGCTAGGTTCCGATTGTGCGTGTCTTGCGTGATCGCTCCGCTGGCGAGCAACTGTTTGGAGCGAGCCAGCTCGGCGTTGCGCCGTTCTTCGGCCGTCATCAGGGACTGAGTCAGGGCGCGGCCTTCGCGCATGGCGTCGCTCATCTTTTCCGTGGTGTCTTCCGCGCCTCGCAGTTGGACGTTAAGTCGCTGCGTCTCGCGGGCCATGTCTCGTTCGTTGATCGCGCCGGCGTTGAGCAGCCGACTCAGCTCGGCCATCTCTCGCGCGTATTGCTCCGTCTCCGTTTCGTTGGCGCGTGTGATCTGCTCGCCGCGTTGCATGTCGGCGTTCAGTTGCCGTTGGGCTTCGGCCTGTTCGGCGGCGGCGGCTTTGGCTTGCGGCGTCTGGGCGTTGAGCTTCGCCATTACCTGGTGATACTCTTCGCTGCTGATCGCACCGTTGACGAAGGCCTGCTTGACCGCGTCGACCGACTCGCCCAACGCGGCGAAGGGGTCGCGGGACGCCTTCAGTTCCTTGCGGACCAGGCCCATCTCCTGTCGCGTCAGCACGGTGCCGGCCTGGAAGCCGGACGTGTCCATGCCGATCTGATAGTTGATGCCACCGATGGTCGCCATGGAAAGGCCCTTTTGGAATCGTAGCGGCGGCATCCTGCCTCCGTGAACCCGACGGCGGCAGGATGCCGCCGCTACTCGTTACGTGTAACGTGAGGCGCGCGAGTGCATTTCGTCATGTGTCAAATACCGCCGGCTGCCGCGCTCGTCTGCCCGGCGAGCACGGCGTGCGGCGGCCATCGCTTCCCGATTTCGCAACACAAAATACGCCTGCCACTGGTCGAGCAGCTTCGGGTCGAGACTGTGCCGCCAGAGATCGACGTCGACGATCGGGAGCTTCAGCTCGACCACCAGGTCGAATGCTAAGCGTCGGCGTCGATCTCGTCTGAGTTTTTTACGTTGGCCTCGAGAGACTCTTCCACGCCCATGCCGGCGTGGTCTCGGCACTTCGCGAACAGGAATGTAATCACTCGATTGTCGAGCGACCGGAGTGCGTCGACGTCTTCGTCGCGTAACAGGCGCGTGTGACCAGCATCCGGAGCGACCAGCATCAGCGCGATCAGTCGGCGGCGTTGGTCTTGGGCGCGGCGGGGCGAGTATTCGCCCTTGGCCGTCCAGACGTGGGATTGATACTCGGCCGCTTCCTGTTCGTTCAGCGACTGGATTGTGACCTGGCCCAGCTCCGGGCAGTCGCAGGTCAGATAGCGCCGAGCGGTCAGGCCGAGCAGGCGTTCACGGGTGAGTTGCGTCATGCGGGCTCCAGTGTTCAGTGTTGGTAGCGGCGGCATCCTGCCGCCGTCGGGTTCACGGCGGCAGGATGCCGCCGCTATTGTTTTTCGAGCAACGTCTTTTGGTCGTGGCAGCGTTTGCAAAGAGACTGCTGATTGCCGGCGTCCCAGAACAATGTCTCGTCGCCTCGGTGGGGGATGATGTGGTCTCGGACCGTGGCCGCCGTGGTGCGTCCGGCCTCGAGGCAGACTCTACAGAGTGGTTCGGCGATCAGGCCGGCCGCACTCCATCTACGCCAACGGCGGCCATACAATCGTTTGGCCGCCGACTTGCGTTTTCGTGTGTGTTGTTTGACTCGAGGGGCACGTGCTGGCATTGCTCATTCCGACGCTGGCAGCCCTCATTGCGACGCTGGCACGTGCTAGCCGATCGCGTCGAGCCCGTCGTCGTCGTCCCCATCTTCGTCGTCGTCCGAGTCGTCGTCGTGGTTCAGATCGCGGATCATGCTAGCCACGGTGTCGGGATCGGGCGGCGCGCCGCCTGGCCGCGTGGCGACCTGGCCGCGGAGCTTTGCGACTTGCTCGACGATCAGGCCGCGTAGCGCGGTGGGAATCGAGAGCTCGCAGAAATTGACTGGCGCGCCGTCGTGATCGCAGACGTGGGCGACGACTTTGCCGTTGACCACGACTTGCGATTGGTGGACCGGCACGCGCACCTCGCCCAGACACGTCCGGGTGAGGATGGTCTGCGGTCGCAGTTCGACCGTGAATTCAGTGACTTCGGTCGCCATGATCGGCTCCTGTGCAGTTTTGGTAGCGGCGGCATCTTGCCGCCGTCGGGTTCACGGCGGCAGGATGCCGCCGCTACATTACGCTTCCTTCGTGTATGCCGGCCCGGTCAGTCCGTCCCAGTGGATCTTTGCCGTGCCCATGTTTACGTTGTTGCGCGACAGCTTCGGGTGGAGGGTCACCTCGAGCAGGAAGCCGGTGCCGATCACCGTGGCGGCGGCGGCACTGGCCGGCACTGACTTGGGCAGCGTCAGCGTGATCGTTTCTGGGACGTCTTCGATGTCGAGCGGAACGTCTGTCGCGTCCCAGAAGAATTCGATGTCGATGTCGCCGGCCTTGTATCCGTCCCCTGGCATCGACTTGTCCGCGCCGGTGTCGGCGATGCCAGTGATGTCGAGCGCTTGGCGAGTGTTCTTGCCTTCGCCCAATTCTCGATACGTGGCGGTGAAGGCCGAGGTGCCGAAGGCGATCGTGGCCAGTGCGCCGGTGTCTGCGTTGGCTAGCGGCATGATTGACTCCTGGTGTCTGAGTTAGTTATCGGTGGGTGAAGAGAAAATCTTGCCACTTGTACGGTCGCCAAGTCTGATCGCCGCCGTCGATGGGCGGGTCGATCCCGTTGCCCTTGCCGCTCAGCTCGACGTCGCAGATGAACACGGTGCCCATCGCGCCGCGATACGGTGCCATCAGCACCCGGATCAGTTGCCGGACGCTGGCAGCGCCCGAGGGCGTGTCGGCGTAGCAGCGGGCTCGGATGCGAGTCGTGACAATCACGGACACGCCGCCGATCTCCTGGTTGTCGCCGCCGCTGATCTCGTCGAGCACCACCGCCGGCATGGTATTCATGCCTTGGGGCAGTCGGTCCTGATAGATCCGCAGTGCGACCGCGGCCGTCACGGTGCCGTCGCTGACGAGATAGGTACGCAGCTCTTGGACCAGGTCGGCCATGGGGGCAGTGTTCAGTTCTGGTAG